TTACAGTCTTTCTAAGGCTTTAGCGATAAGTCCATTAGAGGTTTATCAAATGCCAGCCTCTTTAGTTAGAGATATGTTAATGGTTCATGGCGAAGTGGAACAGTATAAAGCGGAAGAGATGGATAAACAAATGAAGAAGAACAATAGGTGATAATATGTCGGAAGCAAAGAGAATAGCAAAAGAATTAATGCGCTTAGAATCTCAAATGTTTTCAATATCTGATACCGCAGATACTCTTGCTCAGGCAACAGAGGGGCTGGCTAAATCAATTGGTACTGCGGCTAATGAAAGTAAAATATGGACAGCCGCTAGTAGAATATTATCGGGTACAGGTCTTTGGAAATTACAAAACTATCTTAGAGGTGGAATACAACTTTTAACTTTTTATAAAGATGCACAGGCCAAAGCAATAGAATCACAGAATGAAAGTATGAAATCTTTAGCGTCATTAAGTGAAGAATTTGTAACTGTTAATCAAAAAACTAAAGAATTACAGGGTATTTTAAAAAACGGAACTGGGTTTAAAGAAGCAATTAAAGATAATCTTGAATTAAAATTACAAATGGATTCTATGGCTGAAGCGGTTAAAGCAAGTCAAGGGGCATTAAAAGATTTTAGTGAAGAAGATGCTCAAAAAAGGGCCGTAGAAAGAACTCTTAAAATTTATGAATATCAAGGAAATCAAATGAAAAAATTACTAGATAAAAGAAATAAACTAGTAGAAAAGGAAATAGCAAAGGAAGAATTATTAGAAAAACTTAGCCTCGAAAGAACTTTAAAAAGAAGATTAAAAGTTTTAGAAGAAAGAATCTTTACAGGGGAAGCATCAAAAGAAGAAATAGAAGAGTTTGATAAGAAAGAGGGGCAGTTAAAAGAAGTAAAGAAAGATACTGGATTCTTAAAAGCGGTTAATTTTAAAGATAATCTTTTTGAGCCATTTGCTAAATTAAAGGAACTATATGATAGAAAAGAAAGTTTAAAAGAAAATTTAGCGAGGATAAGAGATAAATTAACTTTAGGTGCTATGTCTAAACTTGGTAAAGTCGCTGGTCTTGCCCTTAAATATTCGATATTGTTTGTATTATTTTTACTGGGTGCTTTCTTTGTATTCTCTTTAATCAGGAAGATAATGGAAAACGCAGAAGCGATGCAAGTTGTTATGGATGTAATATCAGGAATAATGGGTAGTGTATTTTTAGCAGTAGAAGGTATTGTTGATATATTTTCAGCATTCTTTGGTAGTGGAACTTTTAAGGAAAGATTGGAAAGTCTTGGAAAAGGATTTCTTAAAATCTT